CACCACCTCTTTGGTTATCATAAATATTCCAATTATAGGCGGAATCAGTTTTCTTTATCATAACAAATCTTGGAGAAAATCCAAAATCTAATGTTTTTCCAACCGCCCCTGTATAACTCCCTACCTTTTGATAACCATCTACGGAGTGGAAGCAGTAACTAATAAATTGTTTACTTGGTCCATTTACTTCCGTATAAGACGCAAGATTTAAAACAGTTGATGATGGCGCAACACTATTAAACATAAGTGGGCTATTCGCAGGATTATCATCTCCATCTGTATTTAATAGCATATAACCATCTTCAGGATTTCCTGATTGTCCTATTCTTGAATCTTTATGATATGAAAACCAATTATATGCATCAGATGTTGATTTTATAATAACAAATTCAGGAGCAGATGATAGTCCGTGCCCTATCGTAGCATTTGAAACGCCATTCCCTGCATACTTCACAATACTAAACCCTGCTGCAGCATTCACACTAACAACACTATCTATAGTTCCGTTTGTGTTTATTTGTGGGAGGTTGTCATCGTGGTCTCCAGCCTTGAAACACCACGCAACGTAGGTTGAACCTGATGCGTTTTCTTGATTATTATTCCCAACTGTAAAGCCATTTGTATTAAATGACTGAAGCCCCTGTGTTAAAGTTGTTTCAGCATTTGATAAATTTGAATTAAGAATGCGGTTTGCTCCTCTTACACTATCATATAATCCGTGAGAAAATCCTTGTGGAGTTCTTTCTTTAAACCAAACCAAATCAGGCTTAAAGTCAGTATTAATAGTTTGAGTACTACCATTCCCTGTATAAGTAACAACGTCAAAGCTATTCTGTACAACTGGTTGTGTTACATCAGGGTCTGCTGCTATTGCAAGGTAGATGTAGTTGCCTCCTGAAGCATTTCCATCACCGCCTGTAGTAATCATTTCAAATCCATTTGACAATAGATTAACATCTTGTGGAGTAACCACTTGCTCTACATCATTAAGGTTTGGATATAGCCTTGCTTTTAAGGCAGAAGTTGCATTTCTTTCATTATCGTGCATTACCCAGTTTCCTGTAGTATCAGTTCTTTTGTACATTATAAAAGCAGGTTCAAATCCTGTTTCTATAATATTACCTGCTGCTCCTGTTCCTGTATAAGACCCTATTTTAGAATAACCTTCTACTAAATGGAAGCAGTAGGCGATAAAATTTTTAGTGTTAGCATTAACATCTGAAAAAGTACCAAGAGAAAAAACAGAACTTGTTGGTTCGGTGTTATTCCAAAGTATAATATTAGTGGATTCTGCATTGGTATTAAATTCTAACGCTTTAGTTGCTCCTAAAGAACTGTGATATATTCTCCAATTTGATACAGTGCTTCTATCTTTTACAATATACATATTTGGTGCATTACCTAAGCCGTGTCCTACTGTTGCACCACCTACACCATTCCCTGTATAAGACACAATACTAAACCCTGCGGCTTGATTTGCTGACACTTGCGAAGTAATTGTACCATCTGTGTTTGATACTGCTGTACCTCCGCCCTTGAAACACCAACCAACGTAGGTTGAACCATTTCTATTTACACCTGGACTCCAAGAAAGTGTAAACCCATTAGAATCAAAAGAAGATATAGCTGGGTCGGCAGAAGGTAAAGTTTCTTGACTTACTAAATTAGAATATAAAGTATATCCTGCCCCTCTAACAGAATCATTAAAGAAATGATTATCAGCAGTTGAACGACCTTTAACCCAAACCAAATCAGGTTGGAAATCTGTAGCTTTTTGGTAAGTTATGTTTGTAGGTGTGCCGTTATATGATTCTTGTACAGCAGTAGCCCCACCTCCTGCAATTATAGGTGATGTTATTTGTGCAGTCCATTCACTATATCCACTTGGTGCTGAATATACCCAATCATTTGAATCAAATACAAATTTACATTTGTCAGCTTCAATACCTGTCCCAACAGCAGGATGATAATAACCTGTTAAACCTGTATAAGCAGTACCTAAATCTGTTCCATTTCTTGTAAAACCAATAGTTCCATTTGTCATATCTAATTTTACACCGATAGTAACAGGGGCATTATAAGCAGAAGAATAAGGAGCATTAGTATTATTAGAATATTTATTACCATTACCTGCATAGTAAAAATAATTTGCTCCAGAGCTCCAACTTGTTGTTTTAGAATTAGTATTAACAACACCAACCATTAATACACCAGTATTACCATAATAAGATTCAAAAAAATCAATTTCCCAATAATATTTACCAGTATTAACAGAACTATCTGCATAAGCATAACCACTTGAGCTATTTGAAGATAATGTAACTACAGTATCCAGATATCCACTACTATCATTAGCGTTACCATCTAATTGGTATAAAGCAACACCTGAATCATCATTAAATATATCTGTTACAGATTTAGATGTACTTGCAGCAGTTTCACCATATAGAGTAGTTACTTCTGAAGAAGATAATGCTTTGTCAAATATTCTTACTTGGTCTATTGAGCCATTAAAAAACTCTATTGCTACTCTTGCAAATCTACCTATCACGAGAGGCTGGGTTGCAGTACCTGTGAACCTACCATTTGTTCCACTTATTATAGGAGTAGTATTTCCATCAACATATATATTATATATACTTGTTCCTACACCGACTGATGTATAAGCTAAAACAACATTATGCCAAGCATTATCAGCATAATTTACTGTTCCATCTACAGTAGAATTATCTCCACCACCTGAACTACTAAAACGAATAAATCCACTTGAAGTAATAGCTAAAAATAAACCTTGTTGTGAACTATCTGCGCCCCCATTATTTATTAATATACCTGTCCCACCTTGACCATTTGTTTTAAACCACAAAGAAAAAGAAATTGTAGATAAATTATTTCCTGATGAATTAGGCACAGAAATATAACTACTACTCCCATTAAATACCGCACCTTTATTTATATACCCACCAATACGTTGAGTTACACCATTCCCTGTATAGGTTACAGTATCAAAATGTTGTGATGGAAGAAAAGCTGCTTCTGCGCCTGTATTTATTAATTTTTTATTAATCATATTATAAACTTATGTCGTAAGTAATAACCGATGCTTTTGTTGTTTTATCGTTAATTTCAGCTTCTTTTGTAGATACGGTTTCCATTATTGCCGCTCTATCATCTATAATTTGTTGCGGAACTGCCGTACCTAATGCCGTAAGCCTTATGTAATACCAATCAGTTTTAGCAAGTTCAGAATTAGCTGATGATTTTAAGTTAGCTATTTTTTGCTCTTTAAGTTCATCTAAACTTTGTGACCAAGTTTTATTTGATTTGTCGTAAGTAAATTGTGTATTGGCACTATCAAAATATATTTCCCCTAAATTATGGATTCTTGAATCATAACCATCAGGCATAACAACATCAAACAATCCTGCATCTCTTAATTGCCCTTCTGTCATTGCAGGGGCATTTAAATAAGTTCCTGTTGACGAATATAAAGTTTTAGGTACTCCTTCGTAAACTTTTATTACACCGTTTTTATTTATTGCTTTCTTTCCCATAATTATGCTTCTTGAGATATTGATGCCCATTGTTCTGTTGCACCGTTAGTTGATACTATTTGAATAAGGTTTGCTACCGTTCCATCGTAAGTTCCTGCAACTATTTTTACAGAAGCTGGAAGTGTTAGAGTAAAATCTCCTGTGATTACTAAGTCCTTAACCATTCCTGTAGATACATTTGAAAAGGTCAAAGTAGTGTTTGCTGCTAATGTCTTAGTAAATACCTGTGCTAAAGAGAAATCTACGTCATCTGCCGACATAGCAGATATTGTGTTAAATTCGTCAGCTAATACGCTTGATGTTATTTTAGTTAGTGCCATTTTATAAGTTTATTAAATTCCAAGTTTGTGTTTCTTCATTCCATTGATAATTTTGTCCGTCTGTTGGATAAGGTGTTAGAGGTTGCCAATCAAAGTTTTCATCTAATGACCAACTCGGAAAAGGTTGTGGTGCAATAAAAACATCATTTGTTTCATCATAAGTATATCCAGCACCAGCATATTGTTTTCTAAAATTTCCATTATAAGAAGTTTGAACCCAATTTGCATTTCCAAATAATCCATTTAAAAATACTTTTCCTTTATATTCAGATTCTGTTCCATCTGTTTCAAGAAGCACTTTATTATTTACAACAAGTACTTCCGTAACAATGTTATTTTCGTCAAGTTTTGCAAAATGTGCCATATTTTATGCCGTATAAGTACCGCTTCCAGTAAATTTAATTATCGTATCGCTTCCGGTTGTCGTAACAGTCGGACTTCCCGTTGTTGTTCCTGAATAAGAAGCAGTTGGAACCCTTAAAATAACAACACCTGAACCACCAGCGCCACCAATTCCAGCACCTGCATTTCCGCCGCCGCCGCCGCCGCCACCAGCGCCAGTATTTGCCGTTCCGCTTGAACCTGAAGCCCCAGCAGCACCACCCGTTGAACCGCTTGTCATATTTGAACTTCCTCCACTTCCGCCAGTTGTTGCACCACCACCGCCGCCACCAGCATAAACAACACTCGTTCCATCAATTGTTGAAGTTAATCCGTTTCCACCAGCACCCCCTGAAGAAGTTGTTGCCTTAACTCCTTGGGCAGCAGCACCACCGCCACCCGAAGAAGCCCTTGTTGTAGCTGAAGAACTAGTTGGTCCTGATGCAAATCCTTGATTTGTAGTTCCTAAATTAGTTGAATTTTCAGCCACACTATCAGTAGCATTGGCACCACCACTTCCATAAGTACCATTTCCTCCACTACCAGTTGCGCCTAAACGTGAACCGCCACGACCACCTTTTAAAGAAGTAATTGTTGTTATATCTGAACCCGATATAGAAGAATCATTTCCATCAAGCCCCTGGGCATAAAAACCAGTCTGATTTAAGGAATTACCTCCAGCACCTACGGTAATTGTATAAGTTGTACCGCTGCTTAATGTTAAGGCGGATTCCGCTGAACCACCTCCGCCCGAAGTACCAAAAGAATTTCTTAAACCACCAGCGCCACCACCAGCGCCACCAATACCTCCAGCACCGTCTGAATATCCACCAGACCCACTGCCAGCCCCAGCAATTACTAAGTAATCAACTGAATAAGGGGGGCTACCGGCATTCAAGCCTCCAAATTGTAAACTTTGTCCAAACATATTATGCTATTTGTGAAATTGAATACCAAAATTCTGTTGCACTTACGCAAACTATTTGTATAAAGTTTTTAGTTGCGGAAGTATCATCATAATCTCCAGATATTTTATTAAATGTACCTGATGCTCCACCAACTGTAAATGCTAAGGTATAAGAACCCCCTGCACCAGTTACAATGATTGCCTTAGTAATTCCTACTTTTGGGTTTGTAACGTTTAACGTTGTATTTTGGTCTGGTGTTAATGTGAATACTTGTGCTGCATCAAAATCAACATCAACCGATGCTCCAGCAGTTAATACATCTGAAGTTGTAAATTCATCGTCAATTTTTTCATATGAAACAATGTCATCTTGCAACATTGCATTTGTAATATAATTATCAGCAACTGTAGTAAGAGCTATCGCTTTAACGTGAATCATTTCTATGGCTGTACCATTAGGAGGTGCGGTAGAAAATGTTACAGTTGTTCCTGAAGTAGAGTAGTTAGCTTTAGCCTGATAAACACCATCAATATAGATTTGTGTATTGTTTTCTGTGCTAATACTTTGTGAAGCAGTAAAAGCTACTGTAGTGCCATCTCCTGTAAAGGTATCGATATAAATATTAGAAAGTTCTCCACCTCCTATTTCTCCCCACTCAGTAGTATAGCCTTCAAATTTTCCATCCGTAGTATTGTATCGGAACATCCCAGCAGCAGGTACGCTAGGTCTTTCTGCTGTAGTTCCAGAAGGTATTCCTAAACTCTCAGTTCCATCTAGTTGGATGTTATCTATAATCTTAGCAGCTGTTACTGCATCGTTAGCAATAGTTAACGTTGTAGATCCTGTTACATCTCCTGTGTGAGTTTGGTTATATAGGTTTGTTGATCCTTCTGTTAAATCATCTGTTGATGTAATATCATTATCTACAGTAAAAGAAGGATAAGTACCGCTTACAGTAATATTTGTACCACCAGTAAGTGCAACTGTTTGATCAGGAGAAGTATTTTCTACTGTAAAACTAGGATATGTTCCTGTAACAGATATTCCTGTGCTAGCAGTTAAACTAACAGTTTGATCAGGCGCTGTGTTTGTTATAGTAACTACATCAGCTGCTTGTGTAATGCTTAAACCTGTACTTGGAGTAAGTGTAATATTGCTATCAGTTCCTATTGCAGCATCTAAATTTACATCTACGCTTGATCCATTTGTTGAGGTTCCTATTGTATAAGTATCCCCTTGAGCTGGTGTTTCTGGCTGCCATCCGTTTACTGTATCGTATGTTAGTATCTGACCATCTGAAGGACTTGTTGAAGCAACATCATTTAAATCGCTTAAAACAGCTGTTCCACTCATTAATGCACCTGCTGCCGCTACATTTGTAGCATCGGTCACATCTGCATTGGTTTCTATCGTGGCAAGTTTTGTTTCTGCTGTAGTTAATCTAGAATCTAGGGCAGAGTCTGCACTTGTTCTGGCGCTAGTTTCTGAAGTTAAATCGCTAATAAGAGGATAATAAGAAGAATAATCTGCTTCTAAGGCTGTTATTGCTCCTGTTCTACCAAATACAGAACTAACTGAATCTGTATTATCTACCTTTTCCCAATCTGTTCCATTAGAAATTACCCAATCTCCTATCTCATAGCTTACAGTTAAATAAGTACCTGCTGTAGAAACAACATAGTAATGTCCTTTTACTGTGCTTGCTGTTGGTAGTGTAGGCGTGTTAGTATTAGCGTTCCAAGTTCCTTGATATTCTACTTGTCCTATAATAGAACTAGGCAAATAAGATGTGGCTATTTTACCAGTTCCATCAAGAGGCGCATACCCATCAGCTTGTCCTTTTTCACTTATATCTTGTTTTCCACTTTGAAGCGTGCTAATGTCAGAATCATTGCTAGAAATGTTTCCCTCTGCGGTTGTTAATCTTGTATCTAATCCTGATATGTCAGATGCGTTTGTAGAGATGTTTGTGGCGTTAGTTGAAATGCCAGAAGCATTAGTAGCTATATCTGTAGTATTAGTAGCAATATTAGAAGCGTTTGTTGCTATATCTGTATCATTGCTAGTAATATTACCTTCAGCTGTGCTTAGTCTAGTGTCTAATGCTGCAATGTCTGTATCATTAGAAGATATATTGCTTTCAGCTGTAGTCAATCTGCCATCTAAGGATGTAATATCAGAATCGTTAGATGTAATTTGAGATTGTAAAGAAGTATCCGCACTTGATCTTGTGCTAGCTTCTGCATCTATATTAGATTGAAGGGTTGTGTCAGCAGATGCTCTTGTTGATGCTTCAGCGTTAATATTAGATTGCAATGTTGTATCGGCACTAGCTCTAGTAGATGCTTCTGAGTCAATATTCCCTTGTAATGTTGTATCAGCTGCTGCTCTAGCTGTTTCTTCTGCTGTAATATCCGCTGTGTTTGTATCGATGTCAGCTTCAGCTGTTGTGAGTCTAGTATTTAAAGAAGAAGCATCTATAGTAATTGTTTGCCCACTTGCAGTAGTAGCTATACCATTTGCACCTGTTAGGGTTAAAGATTGGCTATCTAAATCTACAGCACCTGTACCAGTATCTCCTGCAAAATCTAAATCTTGTGCAGTTAAATTAGTATCAACATAGTTTTTTACAGCAGCACTAGTTGGTATTGTTGTATCGTTATTGTTACTGGCTATTCCATCAGCAGCATCAACAAATTTTGAAATGGTTATGTTTTCTCCAGTATCTTTTAAAGAACCAAACTCTAAAGTTCCAGTTGCTTTTAAATCTCCTGCTGTATTTAAACTAACACCAGATCCTGTACCATTACCATCAGTAATTTCTTGTAGAGTTGCTGCTAACTCTCCATTATCATCTACTTTGAGTAATGACTTATAGGTGTCCTTTATTTGATTTCCTGTTAATGTTGCCATTTTGTATTATTTTGTTTAAGTACTGTTTTAATTTAGTAACGTTGTTTTGTTTTGGTTTATACTTCATAGAACCCATCCATTAAAATTAGCCTCATACGAAGGACTTATATCATCATTGCTATTAGATGTATATTCAGGATATCTAGCTTGATTAAAAGTCATATAATCGATAAATCTGCGTGTGTAATACTCAGCTATATCTAATTCTTTTTGTACCAAATAATCAACCTCTTCTTTGCTTACAGTTTCTGCTGTTTCGCTAACGTGCTTATATATTCCTCCATTCTTAATAGTATATGCTGCAAAAGGCAAATAATCTACCATAGCAAAATGGATTAACATAGGCTGCACATAAGTGTTTACTAGAGTAAGATAATCTCCTGTCAATGTTCCCGCTAGAATATCGTTGCTAATTTTGTTGTATAAATCAGATCCTAAATAGTTTCTAACGTGAATTTCTTGTGCTATCTTAATGAACTGAATAAACTTATCAGTATCTACATTACCATCTAAGATGCTATTTCTTACTAAATCTGTTCTTGTTATGAATAGTGCTGTAGCCATTATCCTCTAGGTTTTAAAAATCCTCTATTTTTCATATCTTTTGGTCTTTTAGCTACTTTAGGATCATTTACCTCAGGAGTAAAGCCTTCCTTCTTTGCTTTATTTACACTTATCTCAGCATTAGGATTAGTAGCATCAGGATTAACGCCCTTTGCCATATAGGTTTTTCTCATCCAAAAGTGATGACAATCTCCTCCGCCTTTATATAACCAAATGTCATAAGTATCTGCTCCATCAGCGCCCCATCCTGCATTAACTGCTCTTTGACTCATAGCCTGAATATCTTCTTTTCTATAAATCTTCTTAGCGGTTACCATCTTCTGACAAAAATCTCTTGAGTTATCTTGTATTGTTAATGGCGCATATTGATATCTTACTTTGAATCTTAAATTATTTTCTTCTCCATCTTGCACACTCTTTGCATTTGGTCTAGCAATTCCTGTAGAAGCTAATCCAATCATCTTATCTAGAGCATCCTCTTGATCATAATCAACTGCTCTTTCATCAACGAGTTCCCAGTTGTCTAAATCCTCATCCTCTCCAAACTCTTGCAATAGGTCTGCAAGCTCCTTAGTTGCTTTAGGATTTTGCTTGCTCATTTTTACCCCTGTCTCTTCTTCTCTTGTTTCATCATCTACCACATTTTCTAAGTCTGTAAATTCTAGTGGCTGTAGAGTTTTAAAGTATAGATTAAGAGAAATGCTGTTATAAGCTAAGATTTGATCAAAAGCATCTATCAATAAATTTTGAAAAGGTCTGATAACTGTGTTATCCATCAAAATAGAGGCTGTTTTAAGCTCATCTGCATTGTTTCCTAACCCTGTGTTATCCTTAATGCCTAAAAGCATAGGAGAAACGATTCTATGGCTTACTAGGATCTTTCTTGAGCTTTCATCAGATAGGAATTGATATTGATTATGAGCATCAGATAACTGTACTGGCTCTATATTAGCTTGAGCATCTGCATTATCATTAAAGCTAAGGATAAACTTACCTGCATTTGATGTGCCAGAGAACTTTTCATAGATCTTATTTTCTATTAATCTTCTTTGCTCTTCATTTGGCACTCCGTTATTGAAGTTGATTAACATAGATGGAGCTAGTCCATTCATTATGTTGTTTAAGTGATAATTGCTTATTTCCTCTTCTAGCTCGCTATATTGTAAACCTCCTTGATAATCTACTGGAGAATAATAATAGAATCCTGCTCTGTAAGGTTTGACTACATATATTTCAATAGATTCTTTGCTGTATCCAAAGCAAGGTATTCTTTTTGGCTCATCACTTGTTTTAATGTTTGCCCAATCCTTAAAATAATAATAGGCTTCTATATCTCCTTCTTCATTGCATTTCTCTGCTCTTAGTGTTTCAATAGGAAAATGCTCTACCTGTGCTATTTTAGTTCTATCCTTAGAATAAATAACTTGCATTGCACAGCTTCCCATCAATTTTAAGTCATATACTAGTTTTCTAACGCAATCTTTTTTAAGCAATGTTATAGCTTGTGCATATTGATCTGGTTTTCTGTTAGAATCAGTAGCATCTAATCCTTTTCCATAAATCATTTCAGACAAACCATTGATAGCAGCGTTATTTGTAGGAGATCCGTTGTATCTATCTATCAAATATTGAAAGTAATTGTTATCTTCTCCATACGACACCCATTCTTTGCCTCTTACTTCTTTTATTTTAGGAGAAGTGTATGTGCTGAGATTTACTAGATGTACCTCAGATTTAGGTGCTGATTTTGGAGCAGTCCTGTAATTATTTACTTTTCTCATATTATTATGTAATCATTATCGTATGTATTCTCTGAAACATACACATTTTTATTTACGCTGTAATATTCATCCTCCGTTTGGTCAAGAGGTTGGTCAGTACAGAATATTTTATCTTTATAAAGGGATAAAGTAGAACCTTGCGAAGCGTTCCATAAATCATAATTCATATCCCAAGTTAAAGTGTTTTGTTCCCATAAATTAGCATCTACAACAAAATTAAGATCATAGAATCTGCCTTCAATAAGATTAAAACTCGCTGTATATACTAATTCATCGCTATCTTGTGTTAAAGATACTGTTTCATTAGTTACAACATTAGTGCTATCATCTCTTAAAAACAATGTCGCACTAGTAACATATTCCCTAGGTACAAATCTTAAAGTCTGAGCAGATGTGCTAGTCGTAAGTATCTTCATACATATATAACGATAAAACTTAATTATTTTGCATAGGAGCAAAAAAAAAGGCTAACATTTCTGCTAGCCTCTTTCTCATCAAAACATCAATTAAGCATCAGGGTCAATTTGAGTACCTGAAGCATCACTTGTAATTACTGTTGAAGTAACAAAGTAAGCTGGAGCAGTTTCCATTGCTTCAAATGTCAAAGTAAATCCTGAGAGGTCAGCCATACTCGCTCCGCTGACAATAGTTCCGCCAGTAACCTCCGCTCCGTGATCAAGTCCTACTAGGAAAAAGTTCCCATTGTAATCTTCGATAGAAATATGAGGTCTAGAAGCAGCTAGTAATTTAATCTCTTCTTGAGTAGCCTTATCTAAATAAGTAAGTGTCAAGTTAAGAGTTTGCGTATAAAAAGTAGTACCATTCTCTCTTGATGAGTTTACAGTAGTTTCTAAGCTAGAGTTTCCTTTGATGTCATACTGATACCAAGTAGGTGTTCCTGCTAAGGCTGTAATCTCTCCTGCGGAAATGGTAGCCGTACCTAGTGTTCCATAATCAGCAAAGTAAACAGTTTTTAATCCGCCTACTGCCGACTTACAAGGTAGCGACCTTCCAGATGTTAGTGCACAAGCCATATTTTTTTAGTATTAAAAAAGGGCAGGCAGGAATTGTCCTAACCCACCCTTTATATTAGACAATTATTTTTATTAAGCTAGAGTTAGTAAAGATAAATCTGAACCAATTCCATACTGTACCGAACTTGTAAATCTCATAATTACACGAACATTTTGAGATCCATCAAGATCAGCCATATCTAACAATTTAACTTCTTGGTGGTCAGATAAAAGACCAGTACCAAAGTAAAGGTTAGATTTTTGTCCTGCTACGATATGATCAGAAGGCATACCTGGTGCAAGAATTACTTTAATTCCCTCAAATGAAAGAGCGTTACCTTGATTGTACCATTGAGAACCTTTAGTATCTGTACCTGAAGCACCAACACCATTTGCAGCATATCCACCTAAGTGTCTGATATAGGCTTGCCAAGCAGCTCTAGGAACATAAATACCTAAATCTTCTTTTCCGTAGACAGCAGTTGGTAAAGAATCTACTACGTTAGAAAGCAAAGTTACAATGTTAGAAGATGAAAAAGCAGTTTCTGATCCGTTAGCAGCATCATTTACAGTTGCATCAGCAGCCATTAAAACTGTAAATCCATCAAATTCTCCAGCATTTCCTATAACACCA